GCAGCCGGTGCAACTTCTTTAACTGTTGATTCACATGCTGGTAGAATGTTGTACCACAATGTTGCTGGTGCAGCTACTTTGACTTTACCTGCGATTAACTCATCATCTGATTCAGGTGTTGCAGGACCAGGCAATGATCCAAACTCAGCAAACAATTTAGGTGCTTCGTTTGAGATCTACATTGGAACAGATAAAACTGGTAGTTTTATCTTACAAGTTGCTAATGCTAGCGATACGATGACTGGTAATGCGTTAATGGTTGACACAGACACAACTGATAGTGCTGAAGGTTTTATGACTGCGGCGGCATCTGATACTATTACTTTAAATGGTAGTACAACAGGTGGACTAGCTGGAACAATCATAACTTGCAAAGCAATCGGTGCCAACAGATGGGGCGTTCAAGTTACATCTGGAGGAACTGGAGACTTAGCTACACCATTTAGTGCAGCAGTAAGTTAATAATTAATTTAGTGTGGGCCTTCGGGCCCATACTTAAATTTAAGGAGAATATAAAATTATGAAAAGTGATGTAAAAGCAGTTAGAGTTACAGGTACAGGAGCAGTATTCGCTGGAAGAACTAGATTAAGAGGAATGATTTTAGCCTCTGATGGTTCTGGAGCAGGATCAGTTACCTTGCAAGATAACACAGACAGTACAACTTTATTTCAAGGGGATTGTCCAGAAGGTGATGTATTTGCATTTAATATTCCTGAAGACGGAATATTGTTTCCAGGTGGAATGAAGGTTTCTGCAATTGCTAATTTAGTAGGTGCAACATTCTTGATAGATAAGTAGGAGGCTAAATGGCTAACACTACCTCTGGAACAGCAACGTTTGATAAGAATTTTTCTATTGATGAAATAGTAGAAGAAGCTTACGAGCGTATCGGACAACAAAACGTTTCAGGATATCAACTTAAATCTGCAAGACGATCTCTTAATATTCTATTTCAAGAATGGGCTAATAGAGGATTACACTATTGGGAAGTTGCAAATAATAGTATTACATTAGTTGCAGACCAAGCAGTGTATACAATGTTTAGATCCACAGGAGATGGTACGTCTGATGCAACAGCTGTTTATGGAGTTGATGATGTATTAGAAGCTTCTTTTAGAAACTCTAATATAGATACACCACTTACAAAAATTAATAGATCTCAGTATCAAGCTTTATCAAACAAAACATCCACTGGAGTTCCGACACAATATTTTGTTCAAAGATTTATAGATAAAGTTACAATAACTTTATACTTAACGCCTGGATCTAGTGAGGCAGGAAAATTTATAAATTTTTATTATGTAAAAAGAATACAAGACGTAGGTGATTATACAAATGCAACTGATGTGCCGTATCGTTTTGTGCCATGTATGTGTGCAGGATTAGCCTATTATCTTGCTATTAAAAATGCACCACAAAGAGTTCAGGAGTTAAAATTATTATACGAAGATGAATTACAAAGAGCTTTATCAGAGGACGGCTCATCATCTAGTACTTACATTAGTCCTAAAGTTTATTATCCGGAGGCATAATGGCAATATCTTCAGGTAAATATGCAAAATTTATTTCAGATAGATCCGGACAAGAATTTCCATATTCAGAAATGGTTATTGAATGGAATGGATCTAGAGTTCACATATCTGAGTTTGAAAAGAAACACCCACAATTAGAACCAAAATCACATTCAGCAGATGCACAAGGTTTATTAAATGCAAGACCTGATAGAACAGAGTCAGCAGTAGCTAGAGTCTTAACTTTGAACCCATTTAAAATTACAAATGGTTCTACAACTGTGACTGTATTTGAAGAAAATCATGGCAGATCTACAAGTGACACCGTTAGATTTAGAAATGCAGAGGGTTCTCTTGGATTAACAAGCTCAGATTTAAATAAATCTGCAGGATTTACAATTGCTAGAGTTGATGCTAATAATTATACATTTACAGCTGCTGGAACAGCAACTGCAAATGCAAACATAGGAGGAGGAAGTTTATCGGCTGGTCCGGTAACACTAACACCATAATGGCAGGATTAAGCGCATCAGGATTAAAAACACAAATTAAAAGTTATACTGAAACAGATTCAAATGTTTTAACAGACGCTGTTTTAGAAAATATTATTTTAAACGCTCAATATAAAATATTTAGAGAAGTACCAATAGACGCAAATAGAAAACAACAATTAGGTAATTTAGTTGCTGGACAAGAAACTATTAACTGTCCTGCAGGAGCTGTGTTTATTAGAGGTATACAAGTTTATGATACTGCAGGATCTGAAACTACAGGATCTAACGTATGGTTAGAGAAAAAAGATTACACATATTTACAAGAGTATCAGGATGTAACCGGAACCTCCGCTGCTCAAGGAAGACCTAAATATTATGCTATGTTTGGTGGTGCTACAGGAGAGTCAGACACTACATCTGGACGTATAGCTTTTGCTCCAGTTCCAAATACTACATATAGATTTAAAGTTCATTTTGATAAAGCACCTGATCTTTTAGAAGGTAATAATACTAGTTACATAAGTTTAAACTTTCCAAATGGCCTATTATATGCATGTTTGGTAGAGGCTTTTGGCTTCTTAAAAGGCCCAATGGATATGTTGACATTATACGAACAAAAGTATAAACAAGAAGTACAGAAGTTTGCTGCAGAGCAACTCGGTAGACGTAAAAGGGATGACTACACAGACGGTACAGTCCGTATTAAAGTTCCTTCTCCGTCACCATAACAGGAGGATAATTATGGCAATATCATCGGCAATTTGTAACAGCTTTAAACAAGAAATTTTAGTTGGTACACACAATTTTACTGCTTCTAGTGGTGATACTTTTAAAATAGCTTTATACACAAGTTCTGCATCTTTAGGAGCATCAACAACTGCATACTCAACTTCCAACGAAATATCTGGAACAGGGTACACAGCTGCAGGTGCAACACTTACTTCGGTAACTCCAGCTTTAGATGGATCAACTGCAGTTTGTGATTTTGCAGACGTAAGTTATACTTCTGCTTCTTTTACAGCTAATGGTTGTTTAATTTATAACGATTCACAATCTGATAAAGCTGTAGCTGTTATCGCTTTTGGTGGTGACAAAACAGTTTCTAGCGGAACATTTACAATTCAATTTCCAACAGCAGACGCAAGTAACGCAATCATTCGTATAGCGTAAGGAGGCACTCCTTATGGCATCTACCTGGGGCACTAACACTTGGGGATCAAACGAGTGGCAAGATGACGTTATATCAGTTTCTTTAACAGGACTTTCAACAACAGCATCAGTAGGAACCGTTGAAGCCTTTAATACTAAAGGTTGGGGTAGAGATGATTTTGGTAACGGTGCATGGGGTGTTGAATATTCTGTAGAATTATCTGGTCAATCAGCAACTTCATCTGTAGGTTCTATAACAACAGAAGTTGCATATACGATATCAATTGGAACTGGTCCAAATGATGAAATGCGATCTAACCATGGTGATCTTACCATTGACACGATAGAGGTTGCAGAATTAACAGGAGTACAATCAGAATTTGCAACACCTACTTTATCTTATGCAGGAACTTTGGTTGGTTGGGGTAGAGATGCATGGGGAGATAATTCTTGGGGTGAATCTCCTGATCAAGTTATACCTTTAGTAGGTCAAGAATTAACTCCTAGTGTTGGATCTCCTACATTACAGTTTGCATATGAATTATCTGGTCAAGAAGCTACAACAAGTACTGGAAGTCCTACCGTTGTATTAAGTCCAACTATTAGTGTTGGAGGTGTATCAGCTACATCAAGTCTAGGAACTTTAGGTTTAGAGTTTGGTCCAGCTGGTGCAGTGTCTGGAGTATCTTCTACATCAGCTATAGGATCTGTAGGTTTAGAATTTGGTCCAGCAGAAATAACTGGTGTTGGCGCAACATCTGGTGTTGGAAGTCTTGAAATTGGAAGTGTAGAATTAGTTGATCCAACAGGAGTTTCTGCAACATCTGGTGTTGGTTCAATAAACATTGAAATGGCCTACGAATTAGGTGGTCAAGGTTTAACCACTTCTGTAGATTCCTTTGATAATTTGGTAGATGTAATCCAAGGTTTAACAACAGACCCTATTACTTCTAGCGTAGGAATATTAGGAATAGAGGCATACGGAGATGTTGACACTGGCTCAAATACATCTTATAGTAATGTTTCAACAGGCTCGAATGACACTTATTCGGATGTTGCAACTGGATCAAATACAAGTTATAGTGACGCTGCATAGGAGATAAAAATTTATGGCATCAACATACACACCTTTAGGAGTAGAACTACAGGCAACTGGTGAAAACGCAGGAACTTGGGGAACTAAAACTAATACTAATTTACAAATTATAGAACAAATATCTGGTGGTTATATTGCTAAATCAATAGCAGGTGGAGCTCAAACAACTGCGTTAGCAGTTTCTGATGGATCAGCTGGTGCAGAACTTGCACACAGAATGATTGAGTTCACAGGAACTATTTCAGGAAATCAAATAGTAACTATTCCAACCGATGTTCAAACTTTTTATTTTTTAAGAAACTCAACATCAGGCGCACATACAGTTCAATTTAAATATGCCTCTGGTTCAGGAGATTCATTTACTTTTTCAGCAACAGATAAAGGGGATGCTATTGTATTTGCAACTGCAAATGATGGCACTAACCCTGATATTGATACAATAGCTTTAGGTATCTCAAATGTAGTTGAGGACACTACACCACAACTAGGTGGTAATTTAGATACGAATTCTTTTATGATCGACTTTGATGACGATCATGGAATTAGAGATGAAAATGGTAATGAACAATTACAGTTTCAAACAACAGCTTCAGCAGTTAACCACTTTGACATTACAAACGCAGCAACAGGAAATAACCCTTCTATTTCTGCAGTGGGTGGTGATAGTAATATTAGCATTAATTTAGTGCCAAAAGGAACTGGTGAAGTTCAAGCAAATGGTAGTGGATTAGCCACTACAGGAAAAGCTATTGCAATGGCATTAGTTTTCGGGTAAAAATAAGGATAAGGAGTAAACTATGGCAGCACCAAATCTAGTTAACGTAGCAACTATAACAGCTAAGTCTGTTCAAGCTGCATTAACTACAACTTTGACAACTGAAGTACTCGCAAATGCATCTTCATCAGGAAAAGTGTTTAAAATAAATAATATAATTATTGCAAACATCGATGGATCAAGTGCAGTAGATGTCTCTGTCTTCATAACTAAATCAGGTGGTTCACCTATTGCAATTGCAAGTACAATCTCTACTCCTGCAGATGCAACATTGGTAGTAATCAACAAAGACTCAGCACTTTATTTAGAAGAAGGAGATAACATCGAAGCAGGAGCTTCAGCTAACTCAGACGCAACTATTACCATAAATTACGAAGAATTAAGTTAAGGAGGTTTTATAAGCTATGGCTAATGGCGGAATTATAGGACCAGTTAATACGGTAACAGATGCTTTTAAAGATAAAGTAACTACGTTTACATCATCAGGAACTTTCAATAGATCAACTGCAAATCCCTCAGCTCCCAATGAAGCAACTGTAATAGTTGTAGCTGGAGGTGGCGGAAGTAATAGTGATGCTGGTGGAGCAGGCGGTGCTGGAGGTATGACAGTTACAGAAAATCATCCATTACCTGCAAGTTCAGTTCCAGTAACTATTGGTGGTGGTGGAACTGGACCAGGACATCCCTCTCCAGGTTCAAGGGCTCCTAATGGAAACACATCAACTTTTGGAGCATCATCACCTCTATCAACAACCGGAGGCGGTGGTGGCGGTGGAGCTGGCGGTGGAAGCAGGCCAGGAGCACCCGGAGGTTCAGGTGGTGGTGCGAGAGAATGTGGATCTGGAACATGTGCTTCAGGTGGAAGTGGAACATGCGGTCAAGGAAATAATGGTGGACCAAATAATGGTTCAAGAGCTGGTGGCGGCGGTGGTAAATCTGCAGTTGGAACAGCGGCTCCAAGTTCAAGCAGTGGTGGTGGAACTGGCGGTGCAGGTTTAGATATTACACCTTTTTTATCAAATGCAGCAACACCCTACACAATTCCTAATTGTGGTGTTTACGCTGGTGGTGGCGGAGCTTATGTAAACGGTTCAGGTGGAACAGGTGGTGGAGGTAACGGAGGTGGCGGACCCTCTTGTCAAGGAGTTGCTGGAACTACTAATACTGGTGGTGGAGCTGGTGGAGGAGCAGGTAATGAACCAGGTCTTGCAGGTGGTTCTGGATTAGTGTTAGTTGTAGAAGAATGTGGTCAAGCTTTTGGTAAAAGAGCATCAGGTGTTTGGGAAATGAATACAGTATATGATTTCGTAAAAGCCGATAATTGGACTAACAGTTAATTGACTATAATAGATTTTTTTGTATAGTATAAAAGGAGTAAAAATATGGCACATTTTGCAGAACTAGAGTCAAAAGTAGATCCGACAGGAATTACATCAGATACACATCAAATTGTAAAAAGAGTTGTTGTTGTAAGTAATGATATATCTACAGCAAACGGACCATTAGGTGATAATGACATGCATGTTGATGGAGAAACATGGTGTAATAATTTTTTTGGTGGCGGAACTTGGAAACAAACTTCTTATAATAATAATTTTAGAAAACAATACGCAGGTGTTGATATGGTATATGATTCTTCTAAAGATAAATTTGTATGTCAACAACCCTACGTTTCATGGTCGTTAGACGCTAACGATGATTGGCAAGCACCAATACAATTTCCATCAGTTAAGGATGATGGCGCAGATCCAGTTGTTTGGAGATATTTAATTTCTTGGAACGAAGAAAAATATAATGCTGATAATACTAAAGGATGGGAAGCAATTAGATCAGACGATGAAGATGAAACACCTACCGTATACGATTGGAATGGTACGGATTGGATATCAGAATAGGAGATTTAAAAAATGACCACAGCACCTAGAGCAGGATTTTTAGGATATAATTCACCCGTATCTTTAACAGCAGCTGTTCCTGAACAATCAGCGCAAACGACTACATTTAATTCTTCGGGAACCTTTACTTCACAACCAAGAACTACATCTATAGAATATGTAGTTATTGCTGGTGGTGGCGGTGGAGGCTACAATGGTGGTGGTGGCGGAGCTGGAGGTTTTTTAACAAATTTTCCAGGAGGAACTTCTAGCCCAGTTTCTGGTGGCACAGGTTACACAGTTACAGTAGGTGGTGGAGGAAGTCCAGTATCAGGTTCAGGAAACAGAGGTGGATGTGGAACAGATTCAACTTTAGCCGTACCAAGCCCTATTTCTAGTAATGGTGGTGGAGGTGGTGGAACTAACACTATGACTAAATCTGGAAAAGATGGAGGCTCCGGTGGTGGCGGAGGTGGAACAAGTTCAAGTGGTGGATCTGCAACACCCCCAGGACAAGGAAACCCTGGAGGAAGTTCTCCAGGTGCTAACGGAACTTTTGGTGGCGGCGGTGGAGCCGGTGCCGCAGGATCTTCTGGTTCTAACCCAACTGGTGGACCAGGTGGATGTGGTGTAGCTAATTCAATAACAGGATCATCTGTAACTTATGCAGGTGGTGGTGGCGGTGGAAACATTGACCAACCAGGACCTGCTGGATCAGCAGGACCAGGCGGTGGTGGTGCTGGTGGAAAAGGAAACGGAGCTAGTGGAGCAGCAGGATCAACTAACCTTGGCGGTGGTGGCGGAGGTGGAGCTGGAATGGGTGCCTCATCTGGAGCTGGTGGTTCAGGAAAAGTTATAGTTTTTGAACCAGAAGTTGCTGCTATACCTGAAGTATTTACAGCAGGTGGTGTATGGCCTTTACAACAAGTTTATAATTCAAGAGTTGCAGGAAACTGGAAAGGAAGCTAATATCCTTTTGTGGATAATTTTATAGAAAGATACAGAATAAAAACTTTAATTTGTAACAATTTAATAGATTATTTTAATAATAATTTAGAGTACAAAATGCAGGGTCAGTTTGGAAATGGTGTTGTTAACAAAGATGTAAAAGAATCAATAGATTGTTTTTTTTACAATCAATCAACTAATAAACATATAATAGAATTTTTTGAAACTTTAAGTATGCATGTTCAAGATTATGTTAATAAATATAATATTGATTATCCCTTACAGACATCTTTTCAAAACGTCATACAGTATTATCCACCAAACGGTGGTTATAAAAAAATTCATTATGAATGTGTGGATCAAAGAACTGTAAAAAGAAAACTGGTTTACATGGTTTATTTAAATGATATAGAAAAAGGAGGGACAATCTTTCCTCGTCAAAATACAGAAATAAAAGCAGAAAAAGGTAGTTTAATTATTTGGCCTGCAGACTTTACTCATCCACACAAAGGTGTTGTCACGGATGTAGAAAAATACATATGCACGGGCTGGCTAGAAATGATATGATTATAGATAAAAATATAAAGTCAAAAGTAAACATAGATTATTTGTTTTTAGAGGGAAAAGTTAAAATAGACGCTGAATATTTTATAAATAAAATAAACCAAAACTGTCACGCTTCTGGTACCCATATTGTAGGTGAGATGACAAATTTTAATTTCTTTAACGGGGATACAAAGTTTGAAGAGTTTTTAGTTCTTATATTAAAAGAATTAGATAAACATGTTTTTTTAAGAAAATATGATTTTAAAGAGGCATGGGGGTATAAACAAGGCTTTGGGCACAGAACTACGGAACATGATCACATACCTAATTATTTATCTGGAGTTTTATATTTAACAAATGGTAATCAAAAATTATTGTTTAAAGAAATAAATCAAGAGATAACTCCTAGTGTGGGCAAATTTGTTATATTTTCAAGTTTTTTAAGACATAGAGCTGAAAGAAATTTAAGTAAAGAATATAAATATGGAATAGCTTTTAACTTTTCATTTAATAATAGTTATGCAACTGATTGATAATTTTTTACCAACAGAGGATTTTTTACAAATAAAAAATAAATTATTGAATAATGATTTTCCTTGGTATTATAACGATGGTGTTAATAAACCTAATGAGGAGCATACTCAATTTATACATTATTTTTATAAAGGCGGTTTTCCAACAAATTCTTACAGCACAATAGCTCCTTTAATTAAAAGAATAAACCCAGTTGCTATAGCTAGAATAAAAGCTAATCTGGTTCTTCAATCAAAAGATATTATAGAGCACGGCATGCACCGTGATTATGATCATGAAAATTTGACAACAGCTATTTATTATGTGAATAATAATAATGGATATACAAAATTTAAAAGTGGTGAAAAAATAAAAAGTTTACAGAATAGATTAATAATTTTTAAATGTAATCTATTACACTCAGGAACAACTTGCACTGACGAAAAAAGGAGGATTGTTATAAATTTTAATTTTACATAATTAATTACATATTATATACATGGTAGAAAATTTATAAAAGAAAGAATATGAATCTTACAAATTATTATTGGTACTTTCAATCAGCAATCCCTATTCGTATTTGTGATGAGATAGTAAGATACGGTCAACAACTTCAAGATGAGATGGCAGTTACTGGTGGTTTTGGTGAACAAAAATTAAATGAAAAACAAATAAAAGATTTAAAAACAAAAAGAGATTCTAATATTGTTTGGATGAATGATAGATGGATTTATAAAGAAATACAACCATACGTTCATACAGCAAATAAAAATGCGGGTTGGAATTTTCAATGGGATTTTTCTGAGTCTTGTCAGTTTACAAAATACAAAGAAGGTCAATACTATGATTGGCATTGTGATAGTTGGGATAAAGCATATAATCAACCTAACACTCCATCACATGGTAAAGTAAGAAAATTATCAGTGACTGTAACTTTGTCAGATCCTAAAGATTATACGGGAGGAGAGTTAGAATTTGATTTTAGAAACTTAGATCCAGACAAACCAAGAAAACCAGTAAAGTGTAAAGAGATATTACCAAAAGGATCTTTGGTTGTATTTCCATCTCATGTTTGGCATAGAGTATGTCCAGTGAAAAAAGGGTCTAGATATAGTTTAGTTATATGGAATTTAGGGTGGCCATTTAAATGAGTTTTCCAAAAGAACTAAATCGAGATCAATATTTTTCATCACCAATATGGTGGTCAGATGAACCTAAATTTGTAGATAAATTAAATGAGGCTTCTGATCCTTATATTAAAAAATCTCAAGAAAATTTAAAAAAATCAATTGATGAAAGAAATAAAAAATTTGGTGATAAAGGAGATATGGGTCAAGTGTTTCACTCTACAACTTTAATAGGTGATCCTAATTTTAAAGAGTTACAAGACTATGTTGGTGCAACAGCCAATAATCTTTTAGATGAAATGGGTTTTGATCTAACAAATTATACAATATTTATTACAGAAATGTGGGTTCAAGAATTTGCAAAACAGGGCGGTGGTCATCATACTTTACACACTCATTGGAATGGACACATGTCTGGCTTTTATTTTTTAAAGGCTAGTGAAAAAACATCTATGCCAATTTTTGAAGATCCAAGGTCTGGTAACGTAATGAATCTTTTACCTGAAAAAGATAAGACAAAAATTACTTATGCAAGCTCACAAATTAATTATAAAGTTAAACCAGGTAGAATGTTATTTTTCCCATCTTATATGCCACATTTATATTCTGTAGATTTAGGTTATGAACCATTTAGATTTATACATTGGAACTGTCAAGCTATACCGAAAGGAGTACTCAATGTCGTTTAAAAATAATAAATATACTATTTTAAAAAATGCAATATCTAAAGAGTTAGCAGATTTTGTATATAAGTATTTTAAAAACAAAAGAAAAGTTGCATCACTATTACTTGATTCAAAATATATCTCACCCTTTACAGAATACTGGGGAATGTGGACTGATCCTCAAGTCCCAAATACTTACTCACATTATAGTGATCTTGCAATGGAGACATTGCTTACAGAGGTAAAACCTGTGATGGAAAAACACACAGGATTAGAACTATCTGAAACATATTCTTATGCAAGGATATATAAAAATGGTGATATTTTAGCTCGCCACAAAGATAGATATTCTTGTGAGATATCGACCACATTAAATCTTGGTGGTGACCCATGGCCAATATATCTTGATCCAACAGGCAAGGAAGGTCATGCAGGAGTTAAAGTAGATCTTGAACCAGGAGATATGCTGATTTATTCTGGATGTGATTTAGAACATTGGAGAGAAGAATTTACAGGTAAAGAATGTGGACAAGTATTTCTACATTATAATAAAAAAGGCTCTAAAACTGCTGAAGAAAATGAGTTTGACAAAAGACCATTTATAGGGTTACCTGCTTGGTTTAAAGGCTTTAAATTATCAAAATAATATAGTAGAATAATAATCTGGCGGGAGATACACCACCACACCATCTCCTGCCTGATTATTATAGGATTATTATGCTACAAAAAATAGGGTTTTTACCAGGCTTTAATAAACAGATTACAGAGACCACAGCTGAGGGACAGTGGGTTGATGGTGATAATGTAAGATTTCGTTATGGCACACCAGAGAAAATAGGTGGCTGGTCTCAATTAGGAGAGAATAAATTAACTGGTGCCGCTAGAGCATTATTTCATTTAGTTAATAAATCTGGAAATAAATATTCTATTATAGGAACAAACAGAATTTTATACGCATATTCAGGTGGTGTATTCTATGATATACATCCTATCAAATCTACAACAACTCTTACAAATGCATTTACCACTACCAACGGATCAGCTGTTGTTACAATAACTTTTAGTGGCACTCATGGTATCGGAGAAAAAGACATAGTTCTTTTAGATAATTTTTCTACCATAACTAATTCTAACTATAGTGCATCTGATTTTGATGATAATAAATTTATGGTAACAAGTGTGCCATCACCAACAACAATTACGATTACGATGTCATCAAATGAATCAGGATCTGGTGCAACAACATCTGGCGGTATTAGAGTACAGCATTATTATCCTGTAGGACCAGCAGAACAATTACCTGGATTAGGATGGGGATTAGGTCAATGGAGTGGTACGGTATCAGGAGAAGCAACAACTACTTTAAATGGAGCACTATTAGACGATACCGCAGGAACAGGTGGATCAGGAACATCTATAACTTTAACAGATGCTACTCAGTTTCCAAGCACAGGTACAAATTTTATTCAAGTTGGCAATGAAGAAATATCTTATACAGGTATTACCGGAAATACATTAACAGGTATTACAAGAGCGGTTAGAAACTCTACAAGATCAGCACACTCTGATGGTGCAACAGTTACAAATTCATCGGACTATGTTGCATGGGGAGAAGCTGCATCTGGTGACTTAGTAATAGATCCAGGTATGTGGAGTATTGATGGTTTTGGAAGTAAAGTAATTGCATTAATACATAACGCACAAGTATTCGAGTGGGATTCAGATGCAACAAATGCAACTAATAACAGAGCAACAATTATATCGGGTGCACCAACTGCATCACGAGATATGTTAGTATCTACACCGGATCGTCACTTAGTATTTTTTGGAACAGAAACAACAATTGGAGATACATCAACACAAGATGAAATGTTTATTAGATTCTCTGATCAAGAAGACATAAATACATACACACCAACAGCAACCAATACAGCAGGCACACAAAGACTTTCTGATGGCTCTAAAATTGTAGGAGCTGTTAGAGGTAGAGATGCAATATACATATGGTCAGACACATCTTTATTTATTATGCGTTTTGTTGGTGCTCCATTCACTTTTGGTTTTGCACAAGTCGGTACTAACTGTGGACTAATAGGACAGAATGCTGCCTTAGAAGTAGACGGTGCTGCATACTGGATGTCAGAAAATGGATTTTTTAAATATGCTGGTAATCTAGAAACTATGATGTGTTTAGTTGAAGATTTTGTTTATGATGATTTAAATACAACTGCGAGACAATTAATAAATGTTGGATTAAATAATTTATTTGGAGAAATAACTTGGTTCTATTGCACAGAGGGTTCTACTGTTATTAACAGATGTGTGACTTATAACTATCAAGATTCTAGAGCTCGAAGACCTGTATGGACAACAGGGACATTGGCACGGGGAACATGGAAAGATTCTTCTGTTTTTGGTTTACCACACGCAACAGAATATGATGCAAGCAGCAATAATTCTTATGACGTTGTTGGAAATACAGATGGATGTACAATTTATTATGAACATGAAAAAGGCACAGATCAAGTTTCAGGTGGATCTATAACAGCGATAACTTCAAATATAGTATCAGGAGATTTTGATATTACACAAAGGCGATCTCTTTCAGGTCAATCAACTGGTATGCCAGACATTAGAGGAGATGGAGAGTTTATAATGAAGATAAGAAGGTTTATACCAGATTTTATATCTCAAACAGGTAACACACAAGTTACACTACAGTTAAGAGATTTTCCAAATAATGCTAAAACTAGTTCATCACTTGGACCATTTACAGTAACATCATCTACAACAAAAGTAGACACACGCGCAAGGGCAAGACAGATAGCTTTAAAAATAGCAAACACATCTTCTTCTCAAAGTTGGAAACTAGGCACATTTAGATTAGACATACAACCGGACGGTAGAAGATAATGCCATTAAATAAAAAAGGTAAAAAGATAATGAAATCCATGAAAAAACAATATGGAAAAAAACGTGGTGAACAAGTGTTTTATGCAACATTAAATAAGAAAAAAATTAAAGGAGTTAAGAAAAAATAATGGCAAGGATAGTACAAACACTAACAAGACCTAGTGAAGAATATTCTAAACAAGTAGCAGACTCACAAGTTAGAGATTTAGATGCTGTTATACAAAAATTAAATACAACATATCAACAAGAATTAAAAGACGAGGTAGAAGCACAAAACTTCTTTTTAAATTAATGGCTAATAGTTTTAAAAATAAAAAAGTAGATTTAACTACAACTGATCTTACAACATTATATACAGTGCCAAGCGCAACAACCACAGTTGTAAAATCATTATTAGTCTCTAATGATGCAGGATCTGGCTGCAATATAGATGTTACTTTAGTAGATGCTAGTGGTAACATATTCAGTCTGTTTAAAACAAAAACTATAGCAACGATTACTACAACAGAACTTTTAACTAACCCACTTGTAATGGAAGAGAGTGAAGTATTAAAAGTGCAGGCTGCTGACGCGAATGAGCTGCACGTCATAGCTTCTATATTAGAAATACAGCCAAGAGAGGTAACATCGTAATGAAAGTAATAGAACCTAAAGAAATTATAGAAACTATTAGCAATATTAAAACAGGTGAGGTATATAAGAATGATGAGGAATGGAAAGCTAAAGGTATTCCTCAAGAAGATATTAGAAAAGACGTTAAGGTAATTATGCCTAGTCTTGATTTATTTGGAGAAACAAAATGATATTAGATCCAACAGATCAAACAATAAGAGACGAAGGTTTTCGTTTTGTACCATTTAATAGATTTTTAGCCTCTCCTTTTGTACCACCTAATATATCTTTTGATACTAATACTGGTGAAGGAGTAATGAGTGTTTTACCTAGACGTATGAGCGGTGGCGGTGGTGGCGCTGGTGGAGGAAATATTCAAGATGATATAGGTAAAAACAATCCTGCATTTTTAAGTGATAATTTTAGAACTTTTGATCTTGCTGGTAGATATACTGATACCGTACCAGCAACATTACAGGGTGACTATGATGTTCTTGGAAATAAGATTGAAGAGTTTACACCACAAAATCCATTTTCTAGAGCAATAGATCTTGGTAGAACAGTTGGAAGTGGGGTAATTTCTGCTGTTACTGGTATTCCTTTTGCAGGGCCTCTTATAGAAAGTGGCATAGGTAAGTTCAAAGGTATGTTTCCAGAAAGGCAGCTTGGCTCTGCAGTTATAGATGAGTTTGGTAATGTTTATGATGAGGATGAATTAAACGCACAAAACGCATTAGGTGGATTCTACTCAGAAGCTGCTCGATCAGCTAGAAGAAGAAAATCAAGAATTGAAAATATGATAGAAAGACAAAAATTAGGTAAAACAATATCTATTAAAAATTTACGAGAATTACAGGCACAAGAAAAAAAGCAAGAAGAAGCAAGACAAGCTGCGTTTGACGCTGCAATGGCACAAGGAGCAGGTTTTTATGATACTTTAAGAGAAGGCAGAGGTGCTAGTGTATCTCGAACATCTAGAGAGGATGCTGGTTCTGGATTTGGTGATGTGTCTGAGTCAGGACCTTTTGCTGATGGTGGTAGAGTTGGATATATGATGGGTGGACTAACAGATCTAGTCGATATATATGATTGATTATAATAGAAAAAGGCTATAAAAAGGATAAACTATGGCAATTTCAAGAATGAATATGGAAAGACAAATGCGTAATATGGGTGGTATCATGGGTCTCGAAGACCAGAGACAAGGTTATTTTTTAGGAAAGCTAGTAAGAAAAGCTAAAAAAGCTGTAAAAAAAGTTGTTAAATCACCAATAGGTAAGGCAGCAATATTAGCTGGACTTGGAGCTTATGCAGGAGGAATTGGTCCTTTTGCAAATTTAAAGGGAGCTGGTTTTGCAAAAGGTTTTGGAGGAAATCTACTCACAGGATTAAAAAGTGGAGAGGGATTTTTAGGTCAAATAGGAAATGTATTTAAAGTTGGTGGTGAAGCAGGTAATCCATTTAGTATATTTAGATTAGCTGGTGGCGCAGCCGGTCTAGGAGCATTAGCTGCACCATTTTTAATGAGTGGTGGTGAAGAAGAAGTGGATGAAGGAACTCCTGTGACTATGGCACAACCAATGGTAGAAGATATTAGAGAACAAGCTAGAAAATATTATCAAGACCCTACAAAATCAGCATTATATTTTATGCCACCTAAATCAGCTGTAAGATTTGGTGGAGCTTTTGCAGGTGGTGGATTAGCTGACATACCAAGAGAAGGATACGAGAATGGTAGTATTGTTCTTAGTGAAGATGAATTAGCAGAAATGGGTGGATTAAAAGGTCTTGAATTAAAATTATTAGCTGAAAAATTTATGAAACAAGGTATGTCAGAATCAGCCGCTTATGAAAAAGCAGCAAAAAAATTATATGCTGATGGTGGTAGAGTAGGAAAAGCAGAGGGTGGTTTGATGGATCTTGGTGGTATGGAAAAAGATTATAGAGAAGGTGGTTTTGTACCAATAGGTGAAGAAGAAAGAGCGGACGATGTGCCAGCTAGACTTAGCAAGAATGAATTTGTATTTACAGCAGACGCTGTAAGAAATGCAGGCGGAGGCGACATAGACAAAG